AATAAACGAAGAGAACTGCTCCCATTTGGTAATGCCTAAGAACTTGGTTGTAAACCACTGGGCACGTAACCTGTGTGATGCAGAACGTATTACTGGAATTATTGAGATGTACCCACGTAAGCTCAAAGAGCGCCAGCAATCTGGTTTGTGGTTGGATCTTGATCTTGGACGTGCTCCACAGCCTTTGCTTGACACTGTTGGGCCATCGGTAGTTGACGATACAACTCCTTACACATTCATTGAACAACACACGTTTTTAGACCTGGATGACGACGGTTACAAAGAACCTTACATTGTTACTTTCCATAAGGAAAGCAAGAAGGTAGTACGCATTGTAGCTAGGTTTGACGAAACAACAATTAAACAAGGTGCTGATGGTAGGATGCACAAAATCAACCCCATTCAATATTACACTAAATTTGGTTTTATTCCTAACCCCGATGGTGGTTTCTACGATATTGGTTTTGGTGTTCTCTTAGGCCCAATCAATGAATCAGTAAACACCTTGATTAACCAACTACTTGATTCTGGACATTTGTCTACACTGCAGTCTGGTTTTATTGGCAAGGGATTGCGTATCCGTATGGGCGACAACCGTTTCACTCCTGGTGAGTGGAAAGCAGTCAACTCTACTGGTGCAGACCTTAAACAACAAATTGTTCCCCTTCCAACTAAAGAACCTAGCAATGTGCTGTTCCAGTTGATGGGTAGTTTAATTACCTCTGGTAAAGAACTAGCCTCAGTTGCTGAAATCTTTGTTGGTAAGATGCCAGGACAGAACACTCCTGCCACAACTACAATGGCTACCATTGAGCAAGGCATGAAAGTGTTTACTGCTGTGTACAAGCGACTGTACCGCAGTTTGACGGAAGAGTTTTTAAAGATTGCAAGGCTCAATTATCTGTATTTGTATCCAACTACAGAAGTACAAGACCTTAACATATTAATTAATCCACAAGACTTTGATCCCAAAGCTTACAAAATTTACCCAGGTGCTGATCCCACAGCTGTGTCGCAAACAGAAAAACTGCTTAAAGCACAGGGTTTAATGGAACTATTGCCTACAGGCATACTAGACCCAGTTAAAGTTGTACAAAGAATCTTGGATGCACAAGAACAACCTAACTGGCAAGACCTTTTAAATGCTCAAGTAGCTCAAACAGGTCAAGTTGAACAAGCACCAGACCCCAAAATGCTAGAAATGCAGATGAAGGGTCAGCTTGAAGGTCAAAAAATACAAATGCAATCGCAAGCCCAGCAGCATAAAATGCAGTTGGAAGAGCGTAGCAAACAAGTTCAGTTGGCAATGGCCCAGCAAGAGCATGCACAAGACATGCAGCACAAGCAGGACATGGCTAATATTCAGGCTGCAGAGGCCGTACACAAGCAACGCATCTTTTCTGCTACCGAACAGGCAGCATTTATACAGAAATTGATGCACGCTGATAACACACATCAGCAAAAGTTGTCTCATGCAGAATCTGCAGCGAAACAAAAGGCAAAAGAGCCATCTAAAGGAGCTAAATAAGCGTGAATAAAGCAGATTTTATTGATTGGAAACGTCATCCTGTCACTCAGGTGATTTTTAGCCAATTAAACCAACGTATTAATGATTTACAGGCTATGCTTGGAGACAGTGCGGGTGTAAACCCAGTCCAAGATAGTCAATTTGTAGGTGCAATTAAAGCCTACAAAGATATGGTAAACATTGAATATGAAGGTGAAGAGGAGACTCTATGATTATTCCAGTAATACATCGCATTGTTATTAAAGCAGACAAGTTGGAAGACACTGATAAAACGTTTAAACGTGCCAGCGCAGCTGGTATCATCATTCCAGACAATGACGACCGTAAACGCGCCCAAGCAGGTGTGGATAAAGGTGTTGTAGTGTCCATTGGACCAACAGCCTTTCGTGATTTTGGAACTGAGTGCCCCATTAAGGTGGGAGACTATATAGCTTATGCACGATTTGCTGGGAAACACTTAGAAGATCCCTACACCAATGAAGAATTTGTAACCCTCAATGATGAGGACGTCATTTCTATTTTTAGACCCGAATAAGGAGCCTAGATGGCTGAAGAAAACACAGTTGCCCCAGAAGGTAACACCCCCGCGCCCGAAGATACACCAAAGCTATCCGCTGCAGAGCAGCAAGCAATGGAACAGGGCTGGGTCCCACAAGATGAGTGGGAAGGTGATCCAGATCAATGGCGTCCAGCCAAAGAATTCCTGGATAGAGGAGAACTCTTTAAGAAAATTGAAGATCAAAACCGCACAATTAAAGAATTTAAACGTGCCCTTGATGATCTAAAAGGCCACCACGCCAAAACCCGTGAAACGGAATATGCGCGTGCAATACAGGCATTAAAAGCACAAAAAATAGCTGCACTAGAAGATGGTGACGCAGCCGCTGTCGTCAAACTAGACGACCAGATTGATCTTGTCAAAGATGAACAGAGTAAACTTAAACAAGCCGCAGTACAACCACAACAGGATCAATTAAATCCTGAGTTTGTAAACTGGGTTGATAAAAATAAATGGTATGAAACCAGTCAACCAATGCGCGCTTATGCTGATGCTTTAGGCCGAGACCTTGCCTACAAAGGACTTGCTCCTGGTGAGGTTCTTAAAGAGGTGGAGCGACAAGTTCGCGACGAATTTCCTCAAAAATTCCGTAACGCTAACAGGGACAAACCTGGAGCGGTAGAAAGTAGTACAAATAAAGGAGTTAAGGGTAACAACGATGTTGCACTTAGCGATGATGAGCGTCGAGTGATGCAACGTTTTGTTCGAACAGGTGTTATGACTGAAAAGGAATACATGGTTGAACTTAAACGTATTAAAGGAGCTTAATTATGAGTGACATTAAAGAAGCAATTGCGAAAGCACCGAGAGGTCGTACGCAGCGTGTTCCCGTGGGTTCACGTAAGGTTTTAACTGTATCTGGAAAAGACCCCAGTTACGAATATAGAATTATTAACGACTCGGGAGATCGAGTGCAGGAGTTTGTAGAAGCTGGTTATGAGCTAGTGGATAATGACTCTGTGAGGGTGGGAGACAAACGAGTTAACGCTGCTTCGGCAGAAGGCTCTAAAGCTCAGCTTTCCGTTGGACAAGGGCAAAAAGCATTCGTCGTACGTATCAAAAAAGAATGGTACGAAGAAGACCAAGCTAAAAAACAAGCCCATGTCAATGAACTGGAAAACGCCACCAAAGCAAAAGCTCTTGATGGTACTTATGGTAAGCTCGACATCAGTCGAGGCTAACTAATTTTAAGTGCCGTTAGGAAATGTCTATTTTATTAATGGAGAATTGCTAATGGCAAGTGTATCTCGTATTAACGGGTTCCGTCCTGTTAAAACAATTACTGGCTCACCATACAATGGTCAAGCCAATTTATATTTTGTGCCTTCCTCTGACTCAACAGTCATTATGGTTGGTGATGCTGTGAAACTAGCTGGTGACGCTCGCGCTGCCACTGGTGCCCCCACAGTCACCCGTGCTGGTGCTACTGACGTTGCTGTCGGTATCGTTGTAGGCATCTTGTTCACAGGCGTTGGTGATTTGACCAACATGCCTCCAGTGAACGATTTGAATACTCCTGTATATCGTCGTGCATCTACAGATCGTTACCTATTGGTAGCGGATGATCCGAACCTAGTGTATGAAGTTCAGTATGCAGGCACTTCTGTGGCTGCTGCTACTATTACCGCTAACGTTGGTCAGAACGGTCAGTTCACAACTACTGCTGGTAACACAACTTCGGGTTCGTCTGGCATGCAGCTTGATAGCTCAGGATTGGCAACAACAGCCACTCTGCCTTTGAAGATTGTGGGTTTCCCCAATCGTCCCGATAACATTCCTGGTGATGTCTATTTCAGTTACTATGTCAAGTTAAACAACGTGGCAATGGGTACTGGAACTGGCGCTACAGGTTATTAATTAAAGGAAAGGTAGAATATGTCTATTATTAATAGCGGCTCGTTTGCCAAAGCGCTATGGCCTGGCATCAATGCTTGGTATGGCAAATCGTATGACGAATATGGAACAGAATACGACAAACTGTTTGATAAGTTTACTTCACAGAAAGCTTACGAAGAAGACGTCGGTATCTCTTCTTTTGGTCTAGGCGTTCAAAAAGCTGAAGGCGCACCTATCTCTTATGATAGCGAGCGTCAAGCTTTCATCACACGTTATCAACACGTCGTGTTTGCGTTGGGTTTCATCATCACTCGTGAAATGATGGAAGACGACCAGTATGATGTCGTCGGTCAACGTAAAGCTCAAGGTTTGGCCTTCTCTATGCGCCAAACTAAAGAAGTTATCGGTGCTAACGTTTACAACCGTGCTTTCAATGCTGCATACACCTTTGGTGACGGCAAAGAATTGGTTAGCAACGCTCACGTCAACCTCAAAGGCGGAACATGGTCTAACACCTTGTCCACTGCTGCTGACTTGTCAGAGGCTTCTTTAGAGCAAGCATGTATCGACATCGCTGGTTTCACCAATGATGCTGGTTTGTTGATTGCTGTTCGTCCTGATTCGCTCATCATCCCACGTCAATTGATGTTTGAAGCAAAGCGTATTTTGGGTACTGACGGTCGCGTCGGCACTGACAACAACGATTTGAATGCTATCAAGACTATGGGCATGATCCCAGAAATCGTAACTAGCCACTTCTTGACTGACCCAGATGCTTGGTTCATTCGTACTGACGTGCCACACGGCATGAAGTATTTTGAGCGTCGCGCTGACCAGTTCGACATGGACAA